GCTCGACGGCCACGAAGGCGGCGTGTACACCGCCGGCATCGGTGGCGCACTGACCGGCCGCCCCGTGGACCTGCTGATCATCGACGACCCGATCAAAGACCGGGCTGACGCGGACTCTCCCACGATCCGGGGCAACGTCATCGACTGGTGGACCGACACCGGATCCACGCGCCTCGCCCCGGGCGCCCCCGTCGTCCTGATCCAGACCCGCTGGCACCCTGACGACCTGGCCGGGTGGCTCCTGGCCCAGGAAGACGCGCACCGGTGGAAGCTCATCAGCATCCCCGCTCAAGCCGAAGCCCTGGACTCAGCAGGCGACCCACTCGGCCGCCCGCTGGGTGAGTTCATGGCCTCCGCGCGCCGGCGCACCGTGGCGCAGTGGGAGAAGATCAAGGCCGCCCTGCCAGCGAGGACGTGGGCTGCGCTCTACCAGCACCGCCCCCCCCCCGCCGAGGGCACGGTCTGGCAGGAGTCGTGGATCAGCGCGTTCCGTGGCCGCACCGGCGACTCGATGCACCGGTGGAGCTCCATCCTGGTCGGTGTCGACCCCGCTGTCACGTCCAAGACGTCCAGTGATGAGACCGGGATCGTGGTCACCGCGATGGATTCTGAGGGCATCGCCTGGGTGGTCGACGACAGGTCCCTGCGCGGGACACCGACCGAGTGGGGCACCGCGGTCTGGCATGCGGTGTTCGACTGGAGCGGCACCGGGATCGTCATCGAAGACAACCAGGGCGGTGAGATGGTCCTGACCGTCCTGCAAACGTCCTGGCAGACCGCCGTCGCGTCCTACCGCAAGCTCCACCCGTCCTGGCAGCCACCCCTGGCCCCACCGGTCACCCGGGTCCACGCGCACCGGTCAAAGCGGATCCGCGCCGAGAGTGTGGCTGCCCTGTACGAGGTCGGCCGGGTCAAGCACGCCGCCGACGGCACCACCCGCCTGCAGGCGTTGGAGGGCCAGATGACGTCCTGGACTGGGGTCGGTGATAGTCCCGACAGAATCGACGCGGTGGTGCATGCCCTCACAGCCCTGTTCCTGCCCAAGCATGCTGACGCCGGGGTCGGTGCGCAGCGTCAGCAGGCTGCGACCCGTCGCCGTGCAGCTGGTCGACGCTAGGCCCGCTTGACGTACCGGGCGAGCGATTTGCGGATCACGTCGGAGAGCACCTCGCCGCGCTGGTCCGCTTTGACCTGCGCGGACCTCCACAGGTCGTCCGGTATCCGCACCGACTTCGCGGTCATGACTGGCCGCGGCGTCGTGTGAGTGACTTCCACGCCGTGACCGTTCGCGCCGAGCGCGGTCAGCAGCTCCTCGATGATGCCGCCGCCGTAGCCGTCGTGGAGGGTGATCTCGTTGCCGAGCCGCCCGGACTGGGTGACGCCCACGTGGTGGCCGAGGATCTCGGCTGCGATGGTCTGGATGGCTCCAGCCGTACGGTCGGACTCGATGGTGATCATGAGATGCTCGCGAGGAGGCGGGCGGCAAGTGCCGGGTTCGTGGCGATCATCTGGCTGATCACGTACTCGGTGGCCTGCTCGACGGTCATGTCCTTGGTGGCCATGACCTTCTGGGCGAGTGCGACGGTGGCGGTCTGGATGGTCTCGGTGCTGGTCTTGTTCATGCCTCCAGTATGCACCTGTGTATATACGCGTGTCCATACGTTTTGGGAAGAAACTTGAGAAACTTTCAGGCGTCCTGACCTGACCATCACCCGCGTGCCCGAACGTGCCACGCTGAGTAGCCCGATACGGTGTCCCTTGTGGCGTGCCACACGCTACGACGACTTCGGAGGCCCTGTTGCGCACGTTCCTTCACGACCAATGGTCACCGCTCTCTCACATCGCCGACCTGGGAGACGGTGCACTGGGGACCCGCCCGCTGAACGTTGCGTCGTGGGTGGACGACGTCGACGCCCGCCGGCTCACCGCGTACCGGATCCTGTCCGCCTACACCGACAACGTCCGCCGGTACTACCTTCCCGCGAACATGTGGGGCGCCCAAGGCGGCCTGGAGCTGGACTCGTTCGGGAACCTGCCCTCGAGCTCGGACCCGTCTGAGGCGGCGAAGATGCGCGAGTACGGCCACGCCGGGCTGATCTGCGACGCGACCAGGTCTCTGGTGTTGGGTGAGGACCAGACGATCGTCGTGGTTGACCCCGCTGAGGCTGACAGCACCAAGGAGGCACCTGCGGTCGGTGTGGTGCGGGACTGGCTCAAAGCCTGGGCTGCCAAGGAACGCCTGGTCGGCAAGCTCCTCACCGGTGAAGAGACCACCATCACCGACGGCGACGGCGTGTACGTCCTGGGCTGGTCCCCCCGCGCCTCACGTCCCCGCCTGAAGGTCTACGACCCGGGATTCTACTTCCCGGACCTCCTGTCCCACGACAAGCCGGAGTTCGCCGACTGGGACGACGACGACTTCCCTCCCGTGGTCCACCTGGCCTGGGAACGCGAAGACGACGACAACCACACCATCCTGGTCCGGCACACGTGGCGGATGCGCAAGCTCGACCAAGGCGTGGCAGCGCCGTGGGGTGGGACCCGGGACTGGACCTGTGACTTCACTGTCGTCGAGGTCCGCACCGACCGCCTCAAGGTCGGCTGGAACATCTACAACCTGCCCGCCGACGGTGAAGCGGTCACCGTGGTCAAGGCGACCGTGGACCTGGGTGTGGACTTCATGCCCGTGGTGCACGTGCCCAACGATGAGCCGGGCGGGCGGCACTTCGGACGGTCCACCCTGTTGCGGGTCGCGATGATCCTGGATGACCTGATGGGTTCGGACACGGACCTGGCCATCTCCTCGGAGCTGTCCGCGCCTGCGCCAACCGTGACCACGGGTGCGGGGTCGCCGACCCTGGATGGTGGGCCGGGCGCGCAGTGGAACGTCCCCGCGGGTGGGTCCATCTCCCAGCTGGACACGTCCAAGTCCCTGGATGCGCAGATCAAGCATGGTGACCGGCTGATGGAGACGTTGGCCACGAACGTCCGCCTCGCCCTGGTGCTGCTCGGCCGGGCTGATGTTGGTGCGGCGCCGTCGGGGTACGCGCTCGAGCTCGGCTTCGCCCCCACCAGTGCGTTGGTTCGTGAGCTGCGCAACTGCCGCTCGGTGAAGTACCCGCTGCTGCTCAAGTTCGCGGTCCGGCTGACCCAGGCCAACGACCCAACCCAGATCCCCGCCGGGTCCACCCCTGACCTGAGCATTGACCTGGGTGCGGCACTGCCGGCGGACCTGCCTGCGGCGATCGAGGCCGTGAAGGACCTGCTGCCGATCCGGGCTATCTCCACGGCTACGGCGGTGCGGATGCTGTCCCGGGCTGGGCTGCCGATCGATGACGCGGCCGCTGAGGTGGCTCTGATCGAGGCTGAGGCGTTGACTGGCGGACACATTCTGGGCCCGCCAGCACTGCCTGTTCCACCGGTCGCGTGATCGGCGTGGCGTGTCACACACCACGGGACACACGCACGCTCTAGCGTGAGCCAATGAACAGCCCCGCATGCGCACCGGCGTGCACGGGCAGACCGACAACGATCTTGGAGGCAACGTGCTCAAGGGCATGAAGCGGAACCGCGGCAAGTACAACCCCTTCGCCGGGCTGGCGTTCGGCATGCTCTGCGTCGACCCGGCCGAAGGTGACGGCGGCGCTGGTGGGGGCGGCGACGCAGCCGCCCAAGCTGCTGCTGCTGCTGCTGACAAGAAGTTCAGTCAGGACGACCTGACCCGCATCGCCACCGCCGAGGCCGCGAAGGGCAAACGTGCCGGCGCTGCTGAGGTCGCTGCCGAGCTCGGCATGACCGTCGCCGAAGCCAAGGCCCTCATCGCGACAGCAACAGCAGCCCAAGAGGCAGCCAAGACCGAGGCGCAGAAGGCCACCGACGCCGCGACCGCAGCCAAGACCGCTGCTGACGCGGCGACCGCGACCGCAGCGCAGACCACCTTGGCGTCCAAGGTCACCATGGCCCTGGTCATCGCAGGGGTCACCCCGCAGGTCGACGGCAAGGCCAACCCGGCGCTGGCCATGGCCGCCCGCCTGGTCGACGTGCCCGCTGACGCTGACGACGCCGCGATCACCGCAGCCATCGACCTCGTGAAGGCCGCCGCGCCGGCGTTCTTCGCCCCGCCCGTGCCCAAGCCTGACGGCGAACCCCAGACCGCCCCCACCAAGACCCGCGCAGCTGGCACCACGTTCGGTGCCAAAGGCGCAGCGGAAGCCCTCAAACGCTTCCCGCCCGCCAAGGTCGCCTAGACCCTACGCACGCACCACGGCCACCCTCGCAGCCGCAATGTGAGGAACGGGCACCACCGCCCGCAACGGTGGACGACGGCGGCACCTAAGCCCGCACGTGCGAGCACAACCAGTTCCCTTTCGCACGTGAGGAGCAAGACGTGGACATTTCTCCCGTCGCCACCAGCTACACCCCGGAGGACAACTCCTGGATCGCCTCGTCCCATGGCCTGGACACCACTGAGACCGTCACCCTTGACGGCGCGGTCGGCTTCGTCCCCGCCACCCACTTCCCGACAGGTGTCCTGCCGTCCGGGACCGCCCTGGGCAAGGTCACCGCGACCGGCAAGTACGGCCTGTACGACGACGCAGCCGTTGACGGCCGCACCGTCTTCGTCGGCTTCACCGTCAGCAACGTCGCCATCAGCGCGACCAAGTCCGTCGGCGCAGCCATCCTGACCCACGGCAAGGTCGAGGAGTCCCGTCTGCCGTTCGCAGTCGACGCCTCGGCCAAGGTCGACAACCCCAACATCCGGTTCGTCTGACCCGGCTAGACAGGAGAAACAGTCATGCAGCTTTGGGACATTGTCTCGCCGGCCAACCTCACCGTGTTCGCACGGACGGTCCCCGACGAGCTCCCTGACAGCCTCAACCGGTTCCTTCCCGACAGGGTCATCGCCGGCATCAAGTCCCGGATCGCGAAGAAGACCCGGACCAACGTTGTGGCCCAGTACCGGGCGTACAACGCTGAGACCCCGATCGGCAACCGTCCGATCAGCATCGCCGTCACCGAGGTGCTCCTGCCACCTGTTGGCCAGAAGCTGATGCTCACCGAGTGGGAGCGTCTGTCCCTGGAGGCCGCCCGCAACGGTGGCACCGCCCTGGACGAGATGGTCGCGACCGTCTACGACGATGTCGAGAACAGTGTCCGGGCGGTCCGCAACCGCGCCGAGCTGGCCCGTGGTGACTTCCTCACCGACGGCA